TACAAGCCAAGCTGCTACTGAAGGTTTGAGAAAAATGCGTGATAATGCCAAAGCAACCTATGAAAAAGCCGCAGCTTCTGAGAAGTCAGGCAAATCAATGGTTCGTTTGAAGAGCGGTGGTATGGTTCGCTCCTACGGTGCAAAATCACACGGTAAGTGCTAATGCATAGACCAGATGCGCAAGAGCTTAATGCTATTGCAAGGATTTCACGATCAAGCGATGGAGAGGTTTTTATGAAATATCTTCAGACCGAACTCGATAGCTTGATGACAAGTTTGTTGGATACGTCCGACTCAAACACCCCTAGAATCCAAGGGATGGGCAAAGAGTGTCAAAACATTCTTGGTTTACTTAGGGATTCCCCTAAGATGGTAGAGAAGCTCCGAAAAGCCTAAGGTATTGACCCGGCGATTTCGGTTTGTAACACGCCTAAAGCGAAAGCTCGGCATAGGAGTAATTTAATGGCATTGCCTAAACAGGTACAGAAACAAGCTGACGATTTAGCAGCGTACGAACAGCAGGTTGCAGATGCAAGAACCGCAAATGAACCCAAGCCAGACGAACAAACTAATACGGAGGCCAACACTGGACGTGTTGAAAATGCCCCGCAATCAGTAGACAACGCTCCAAAACCAACTGGTGAGGATGATCCTAATAATGCAACGTGGCGGCAACGCTACCAATCGTTACAAGGTCAGTTCAACAGTCAAGTGCCAGCCCTGCAACAGCAGATAAAGCAATTGACGGACACGGTGGGAAGTCTAACGGAAAAGCTTGAGAAGCAAGTGGCGCAACCGCCCAAAGCTCCTGAGCCAACCGAACTGGTTACGAAAACTGATGTGGATGCTTTTGGTGAGGACTTAGTAGATTTGGCTCGCCGCATTGCTAAAGAAGAATTTGGCAAACGCGAATCAAAATACTTGGAACAAATCGAAGCGTTGGAAGGTAAATTGACTGAGGCTAAAGGCCAGGTCGGTGAGGTACAGCAAACGCAAGCAGCGTCAGCCGCCGAACGGTTTTTTGAAAACCTAAATCGAAGGCTACCAACTTGGGAAAGTATTCAGGCAACCCCTGAATGCCAAACATGGTTAGGCACTCGGATACCCGGTGTCGGAATCACATGGAACCAAGCTTTGATAAACGCTGCAAACGAGCGCAATGTAGACGCCGTCATGGAAGTGTTTGATTCGTTTTTTGAACGGAATCCAGCGCTGAATCCTAAAACTCAAGCTCAGACCCAAACTAATGCTAGACAAGAGTTGAATCGTCAGGTGGCCCCAAGTAAGTCTTCGGCTACGAGCTCGACGCCTTCGCAGAAACGAATCTATACTGTCCGTGAATACGAGCAGGAAAGTATGAAAATCATGCGATTGATGCAACAGGGTAAGAAGGACGAAGTAAGGCGCTTGGAGGCAGAACTAGATGCTGCTGCTGCTGAGGGTAGGATAACTCCTTAACTTGAACAGGGTAGCGTGTTAACAAACTGATATTTTTTTGGAGTTCTAAATGAGCACGATTACCCCAGCCGCCGTAATGGCGGTACAGTCCCCCTTTAATACGAGCCCTTCGTATTCCGGTACGTTTATCCCAACGATTTGGTCGTCTAAACTGAACATCAAGTTCTATGCAGCGACCACATTCGGTGATGTGTCTAACACAAACTGGGAAGGCGATATTAAGAACATGGGCGATAAAGTTGTTATCAACAACATCCCCACTATTTCTATCAACACCTATACAATCGGTCAAAACTTGACATATCAGGTTCCCACACCTAATACAGTTGAGTTGCAAATCGATCAAGGTTTCTATTTTGGTGTGAACGTTTCTGACGTTCTTGAGTTCCAAGCTCAGCCAAATTTGATGGACATCTTCACAACTGATGCTGCTAATCAGATGAAGATCAATGTTGACCGTGAAGCATTCTTGAACACTTTCAGTTCTGCTGATTCTGCCAACATCGGTACAACTGCTGGTGCTTTAAGCGGTAGCTACAACATGGGTTCTGATGGTTCACCCATAGACTACACCAGCGCTTCTAACAGCATCCTTAACACAATTACCTCTATGGGTTCTATCCTTGACGAACAAAACGTTCCCGAAAGCGATCGTTACATCGTCTTGACACCCCATGAGCGTCAATTGTTGATGCAATCTCCATTGGCACAAGCCTATGTTACCGGTGACGCAGAGTCTATCCTCCGTAACGGTAAGATTGGCCGCATTGATCGTTTCGACATCTATGTGTCTAACTTGTTGCCTAAAGCTGCTGCCGGTCAAGATTACTTCGGTAATACAAGCGCTGGAGCTGCTAAGCGTCACGTTATCCTTGCCGGTCACAAGTCTGCTTTGACTTTTGCGTCACAAATCAATAAGGTTGAGTCTATTCCTAACCCCAATGATTTCGGCGTATTGGTTCGCGGATTGGTAGTTTATGGTCGTAAAGCTGTGAAGCCTACTGCCATGACTTACGCTGTTATCGCTGGTTAATCAAGAGGCCCCTTCGGGGGCCTTTTCTTAAGGATAAAACATGTCAAATTCCATTACTTTTGGTGCAATGGTAGGCGGCGTTGAGTCCGTAGCAGCCGCAGGTACAACAAACGTTACCGCTACAACCCTTCCCGGTTGTTTTAATCGCGTTACGTCTTCTACTTCTGGAAGCGCTACTGGCGTCATTCTCCCTACTACGTTTCCTTTGTATTCGCAAGTTTATGTAATTAATGAAACCGCTAATACTATTACTGTGTACCCACCCGTGGGCCATCAATTAAACGGTTCTGCCGCTAACGTTGGTGTGACAGTTCCAGCTAACGGTTGCAAAAAGTTCATGAACCACACTGCTGTTCTCTGGGCAGCAATGTAAGCAACGAAATTCCCCTTCGGGGGAGTTTTATGCTACCATTTAGATAATTATTGTTTTTAAGGTCGACGTATGGCAACGCTTCAAGTTTCCCAACTCATTAGCAATGTTTCTATAATTCTGCAAGACGTTACCAACATTCGTTGGCCTCAAACAGAGTTGTTAGGGTGGATGAACGATGGCCAAAGAGAAATTGCTCTTTATAAGCCAAATGCGTTTACTAAAAATATTGCTCTTCAACTTGTTGCTGGAACAAAACAGACTGTACCTACAGACTGTATTACGTTGGTCGACGTTGTAAGAAATTTAGGAACTAGTGGTTCAACTCCTGGAAGAGCCATTCGTACCGTTTCCAGAGAGATTCTGGATGCTCAAACTCCTTATTGGCACAGCGCTACTAGCGCAGCTGAGGTAATTCACTTTACCTATACCCCATTGGATTTGAAACACTTTTATGTTTACCCGCCCCAGCCCGCTAGCGGACAAAACCAAGTAGAAATTATTTATTTGGCTTCGCCCACTGATGCGACTCTTACAAGCACAATCACGCTTGACGATATTTACATAACAGCCTTGACTGATTATGTTTTGTATCGCGCTTATAGTAAAGACGCCGAATACGCAGCAAACACAACTCTTGCAGCGGCTTATTATCAGAACTTTACTAGCCTTATACAAGGTAAAGCAACTGCTGAAACAATTTCTAACCCCAACTTGTCCTTGGGGGCATTTAATCCTAACGTCCCAGGATCAAATAAATGAACCTCTGGAACCCTCGGCCATATACGGATTTTCTTCCGTTTGTTCTGCCTCATGTGCCGAACTGCTATGACGTGCAAGCCACTTTGGCCATTACCAACACTTGCATAGACTTTTGCCGAGATACCCAGTTCCTTCAGACTGATATTGATCCGTTCCCTGTGATTTCAGGAGTTGGGACTTACGCCATAGATGTACCTGATGGTTATGTTCTTGGACAGGTTTTAGGCATTTACTACCTTAACCGAAAACTTGAGCGTAAAAGCCAGATGGAGTTGGAAAAGCTATACACACGTAATTGGCAGTTTCTACAAGGAACTCCACAGGTTTATACCCAGCTAGACCCTTGGGAAATTACTCTGGTCTATACCCCAGCTGAAACTGTTCAGCAAGCCGTTACAGGCCGCTTTTCGTATATTCCAACCAGAGACTCAACCCAGATCGAAAGCAAGGTCTATGAGCGTTTCTTGGACGTTATTGTGGACGGAGCTGTTGCTCGTTTGATGTCAACTCCAAATCAGCCCTACTCGGATATGAAAGGCGCTGAACTAGCTGATATGAAATATCGCGCTGGTAAAGAGAAGGCTTTGAGATACGTCACAGACGGTATGAACAACGCCCCCATGAGGGCACGTTACAATAGGATTTGGTAATGTCTACTAGAATCAAACTTGTCCAAGGCGACACAAAACCTCAAATTCTTTGTAGTATTACTGACGATACGACTGGGAATATTGTTGATATTTCTGGGTCTACCGTTCACCTAAAGTTTCGTGCGGAAGGTACAACCACGGTTCTGTTTACTCTGCTCGGAAATGTCCAAAGCGGAATCTTAGACAGCACTGGCAATATCACTCAAGCTGGCACCGGACAGACTTATGCTATCGCTGGCTCGGGCGGTTTAGTTGCATTTCAGTTTGGCACAGGAAATCTCTTGGTTGACCCCGGCCTCTATGAAGGCGAGATTGAAGTTACATTCAGCACAGGCGCGGTTCAAACCGTCTACGCACCGGTAAAGTTCTCGGTACGAGCCCAATTCTAAAATGGCCTTTAGCTCTAAACAAATTCAGTTAAGAGCAACTGCATACTACAGCAGCTTAGTATCGCAGACTAAAGGAGTCCTGCTTTCCGCGTCTACTCAAGCAAAAGTTCTTGATGTTTTAGCTAAGGCTTCGGTTTTGGCAGCGACGAGTACGTCTTCTGTTTACGACGTTGCAGTTCAAGCTCAACTACTTAAAGCGTACACCATCACCGGAAAGTTCTTTGTTCTGCTACCTTTAGTAGATGCTTTTGCAACTCAAGAGCAGTTGCTGTATAGCTTGGGCAAGCTGACAACAGACCATTTTGCTGTCTTAGATACAGTATCAAATTCACTGAGTAAAAACCTTGTCGAAAGCTTCCATCCTAGTGATGTTTATGTAAGCTTGTTTGGGAAAGCAGCTGCGGATGTCGGTGTAACCAGTGATACTCGTAAAGTATCTTTAGGGAAAACCCTAACCGACGCTAGTGCTACTCTAGAGTTCGCAACAATTACAACGCGCAAACCTTTTGCAGACTCGTTTGTTCAGTCTGATATTAGAACCACGCTGTTTGGTAAAAACCCAACAGATTCAACAGCAACTTCTGATTCTTTTACACGGACAGTAACGTTTACTCGGTCTTTTAGCGATCTTATATACGCTACTGATACAACCGATACGCACCATGTCGCCGGTGACGGGGAAGTGTTTTATTTAAACAAACCCGATCTTGCCATTCAATATACATCGGATACACAAGCGTTCCAAACCAAAAAAGTTTTATCGGATACGGGAACTTCCAGCGAACTAAAAACGTATGCTTTAGGAAAACCACTAAACGATAGTTTTGCGACTTCAGAGTTTTTTATTCGCACGACAGGAAAAACCCTATCTGACAGCTCAACCACAGCTGATTCAAAAACTGTTTTTAGTGGAAAAGCGATTTCAAATAGTTTTGTAAACAGTGACTTTACAGCCGTCCTAACGGGGAAAACGCGCACTGACATTTTCTCAAACAATGACTTTGAAGTTTTATCTGTTGGCAAAGCTCTTTCTGATTCGAGCGCTACAAGCGAAACTAAAACGTTTACCGTTGGAAAAACCCTATCTGACAGCTCAACCACAGCTGATTCAAAAACTATTTCTAGCGGAAAATCTCTAGTAGATGGTTTTGTAAATACAGACTCTAAAGCTTTATCTGTTGGTAAAGCTCTTTCTGATATTTCAATTAATAGCGACTCTAAAGCTTTATCTGTTGGCAAAGCTCTTTCTGATTCGAGCGCTACAAGCGAAACTAAAACGTTTACCGTTGGAAAAACCCTATCTG